AGCCGTAGCCGGAGCCGTCGCCAAAGCCGGAGCCGTAGCCGTCGCCGGAGCCGTCGCCGTAGCCGTAGCCGTCGCCGTAGCCGGAGCCGTCGCCAAAGCCGGAGCCGTAGCCGTCGCCGTAGCCGGAGCCGTAGCCGTAGCCGGAGCCGTCGCCAAAGCCGGAGCCGTAGCCGTCGCCGGAGCCGTCGCCGTAGCCGTCGCCAAAGCCGGTAAAATCTACGTGCAAGAATTCCCGCAGCTTTATCTCTTCCATTCCTTCACCGCCTTAATGGAGGCCTCCGCTTTCTCCGTGCAGGGGATTATCTCGATCACATCTGTGATCACTATTGACGCTACCGGCACGGGAAACTTGCATGAGGCTGCCGCGCTTGTGCCGTCAACCGCCAGCTGAGATATGCTTGCAGCACCATCCCAATACCAGATGCGTCGGCAGTCGTTCAGCTCGACTTCACGCCCCTCCTTGGCTTTCAGTGTCCCAGCAAAAACGCCGGAACGATCTCCGCGAACGATTACATACTTTCCTTCGTACATGATTCTTCTCCTTTATTCTGATTATTTTGATATGCTATACTTCATTTCCCCATGCATCCCAGCCGGGGGTTGTTTCTCTTGCAAAAATCTCTATGCGCGGCTCGTAGCTCACCAGCTCTATCATGCGGCGCATTTCTTCTGGCTTGCGGCTGTGCACCGTCTTGGGTGCATAGAATCCCGTTTTTCCTTGGCAGCGTTTACCCTCTGCCGAAATTTTGTAAGGCAAGCGCTTCTTGGTCGTAGCGAATATGCAGTGCTCAGTCAGTCCGCGGTAATACTGCCCCAGCCCTTGCCGGTCTTTCATCCACGTTATCGTTGTAACGTACTCAAATCCCCACGCCCTTGCGCACTCAAGCGCGGCCGGTAGATAATTATTTGTAGCCCAGCAGTACAGATGGCAGCCGTCCGGATCTGCGAGTTGCCTAATTGGGAGCGCCTTAATCTCGTCAACTGACAGCAGACTATAATGCCTGTCTGCACCACGTTTAATCTTGCCGACCCCCCGCTCCGGCCACGGCGGGTCTATGTAAATAGTCCTATATAGTTTTGCAGGGAAAGCTTTGACTTCGTTCATCTTCATTCCCATAGCCCGTCCAGGTACCGCTTGATCATGGTCGCCGCCTCCTCCCAGCCGCGGCACACTACCCATGCGTACCCCTGCTCTGTCAGCCGCTCGCCCCATGCTGTCTGCTCGCGGCTGACCTTGCCGCCGTCCACACGCTTCATCTCGATAAACAGCCCGTGCCGATTGCCGATAGCAACGGGGAGAAAGAGATCGGGCACACCCGCCTTGACCCCCTCCATCTTGAAGCGCGCCGCCTCCGCCTTGCCGCGCTTGCCGCCGTTCGGAATGTGGAACAGCAGAGCCAGCTCCGGGTATTCGCTCTGCTGCATAGCCGCCCAGTGGAACAGCGTCGCCTGTTCCTCGCCCTCCTTGGCGCACGTCGGCAGCTTGGTCTTCTTCTCTTGCGTTTGTGCTGTTGCGCAGGTTCTGTAATGTGCTCCCATCATGTTCTCCTCCAGTCTCAGTTGTATTCTTCGAGTGCGTTGCCACCCTCGCGCCAGCCGCGCCGGCGCCGCCAGTCGTCGTCTATTATCTGCTGCATCTTCCGGCAACTCTTGATGTACTCCTCACCGTCGGTGCACTCGGCACACTCGCGCTTTGACTTATGGGTGCAGCCGATACATGGGCATATCATCAGCTGTCACCTATATCCGCGCGCGGATGTCTTCCGGCGTATAGCTCGTATTCACAAGCAGATCCTCACACCACGCGCTCTTAAAAAACGCCTCGATCTCGGCCATGCTGATAATGCAGCCGTTATGCTCCAGCGTGTCCTTCCCTTCGCGGCGCAGCCGGCGCAGATCGCGCGCGGTCTGGTCAAATATCGCGACGGCGAGGCACTCAATGCCCGTCGCGTTCACGCCCCGCATGTCCGCGAGGTCGATCATGTCACTGCTCCTATGCCTTGACATCAGCTGCGCGCCCCCTTTGTGTCAGCGTCGAGGACTTCTCGCGCCCGCTCGGGGTGCGTCTTTATGTAGTGCCGGAGAATGCCGGCGGCGAGCCTGTCCCGCTCCGCCGGGGTCAAGACGGGCGTCGGCACTGCTCCCGCTCCCGTCCGGGAAATGACTATCGGCATTGCTCCCCCTCCTCAAAAGCTGCACTGGGCGAGGATCTCGCCCTGCGGATTGCGCAGCGTCACGCGCTGGATGTCGTGCCCTGTGTCCACCGCCGCGATGATCAGCGACTTGTAGACCTTGCGCGCGGCGTAAACGTCGCTGATGGTGATGCTCTCGACGCTCTCGGCGTTCCAATGCTTCATCTCGATCTTAAACATTTCTGCTTACCTTCTTGCTGTTGGTCTCCGCACCGGCGGAGAGGGCAGACGTTGCGTGAACGCCCATCACAAACCCAGTGCACATACTCTGTTGTGCCGGGGGGAGCTGGCGGAGCTGGTTTATCGTCTCCTCAAGCTCTTTCTTCTCTTTTTCGCTCATTGTTGTATCTCTCCTTAATTATCAATTTCTACGCTTAATTCCTGCATCAGAGAGGCTAATTCGGCTGCCGCTGTTTTAGCCTTTTCTATTGCTTCATTGAGCTCGCGGGCTTTATCTGTAGCTTTGTCTATCCCGCGGACTGACACGTCTACTGTTATTTTGTTATCCATTATTCCCATCCTCCTTTTTCCCTTTCTTGACCATTTGCAATAAACGGTTTTTCTCTGCTATGCTGAGCTATGTGTCTATGGAACTGACATTCAGGGAAGCCTCTTCGCTGCCAGTGGTGAAATGAAACTGGAATGCGTAGTCTGACAGCTCTTGAAGCACCGCCGTCAGCTCTGCCGAGAGTTTTTCGGCCTGCGCTATCTTCTGCTTGAATGCCGGAAAATTTCTTGCCTCTACATACAGTACAGTCCCGAACGTCTGAATCGCTCCGTCTCTATCCCTGTATGCGGCTATTGCATTATCCATTTTCCATCCTCCTTTTCCGCTTGATTCGCTTAATTAATTTCCAAGTTGCCTTGAGTATAATCCATGCTACGCGGATTGTCAAGTATCCTTTTCAAGTTTAGTTGGATTTTTTCTTGACATTTTTCAAGAGCGCCTTTATACTACTTCGTGAAAGGGGGTGAAACTGCTGGACACTATTGGTGAAAGGATAAGGCTGCTCCGAAAAAGCTCTTTGAATTTGACGCTTGAAAAATTCGGTGAACGCCTCGGGATTTCGAACCAGTCTCTTAGTGCTATTGAGACTGGGAAGAACAATCCCAGCGATCAGACTATCCGTTCCATCTGCCGAGAGTTTCGTGTCCGTGAAGAATGGATACGTACCGGCGAGGAACCAATGTATATGCAGATGACGCCGAATCAAGAGCGCGCGGCGTTCCTCGCCAGTGTGACAGCCGGTGAGGCAAGCCCAGAGATCAACGCTTTCATCGACGCGCTGAAAAGCATTTCGGACAGCGATTTGAAAATCGTCATGGCATTTGTCAGCCGCACCTACGAGGCGTATAAAGAAAACCTCAAAAACAGCGAAAGCCCCGAAGCGGAATAAAAATCCGCTCCGGGGCTTTCGCTGTACCTACATATGCAGCACCATACAGTACAGGTTTTTCAATTTCTCCACGTCCAGCAGCCAAAGCAGCCGGACGATTTTCTCTATCTCCCGCTCTTTTTCGTTTTTGTCGCTCAATTTTCACCCTCCTTTTATGTTTTTTTACAGATTTATCTTGATTTTCCGAGTTTTAAATGTTACATTTTTATTAACATATCGGCAAAAATGAAAGGTCGTGTTTATATAGGAATTAGAGATTTATTTAAGCGCAAGCCTCATGTTGGTTTGTCTATTAAAGAAGCCACTACTTCAGATTGTGTGAGCAATCTGGATTCTGAAACAGACGATTTAGACAAATTTAGAGCTGAGTTGCGCGCCAAATCGTCAGCTAAACACCAGCCTCAATTGTTGTATGGCGCTGTTCCTAACCCCCCAGACATAGAAGGATTTGACTTTTCCAATGTTCTAATAGCTAGAAACATTACCCATGATGATTATTTGCTAGATGGTTTCAACGCTGGTCGTTTCATACGCGACATGGATTATATAAATGGCATTGTGGCTCAAACAGCAGATATTATCATTGGATTACCAGACTTCACAATCGATCGTTTCATTACTGCGTGGACACCTGTTCCCGAAATTAGTTATAACGACACACCCAGCACAATGTGGCGCTACTCTCACTTTTACTTTGAGCGTCCTACTCCGACCGGCAAGCAGAAGAAATATCCTTTGAGAGTTGTTTGGTACGATATATATAGCTTGCAGCAGGGTGCATTTTACTACAATAAATCTGGCATTCTCGGTAAGGGTGGCGTTTTTGTCCGTGTCCCTGATCAAGACCCCGATTTCTATGGTTATTCAATGGACTTTATTGACGGTCGTGTTTCCCACATATGGGCTAATTTTTTTCATGATGGGAAAAAAGTATTGTATAACAAAAACACAGATATTTGAATCTGCGATTTAGGCTTACGTATTTTGAAACATCGTCCCCGGTATTGGCTATGACCTTTGCCGGGGTCTTTTTTCGCCCTCCTTTTTATGTTTATTTACAGATTTATCTTGATTTTCTGCTCTCAATTATAATTGTTCACAATTTGTTCATGTTTGTCAAGTCCAGTATGGTATAGAATAGGAGTGCGGAAGGATCCGCATCACTGTAGAGCAATTCATAACCCGCTCAACCGCCTTGAGCCAGCGGTATGTAAACATGGGCTTCTTGTGCCGCCTGTCGTCAGGCGACTAACAAATATGCGACCTGCTTTGAATTGCCCCCTGCCGTCCGGGGACTATAAATAGGCGGCTCGTAAACTGTATCACGATAGAGCACCAAAGAGAAAACTATCGAAAGGAGATGATACTGTGTCTGCGTCTGCGCAAAACTATGTATACTACGTCAAATCGAACGACAAAAAGCAAATGGAAACGAAGTCCACGTTAACACGTGAGGACGTCGAAAGAATGAAACGCGAGGTCAGCAAGTATCTTGTGCCGCCCGTTGAAAGAAAGAATTGAATTATTCTCTGCTGAAAAGCATTTCGGGCTGGCGTGGGATTTCCATGTCAGTCCTATTTCTTGCGGTCATCACGAGCATTATGAGGAGTACATAAAGCTGTGCGCCGCCACGGACAAAGCCTCGGGTCTTGGAACAACTCATGTTTTCATAACGGAAAAGGACAGCAGGGAGTATCTTGCCGGATTCATTACGCTCCGCGCGTCTTCGCTCATCATGGAGTGCGACGGTATTCTTCAAGGAAGACCGGCATTAGAGATTTCTGAGCTGGCCGTCGACGAAAGGTTCGCAGGGCAGAGCATCGGGCGTGTTCTTGTCGAGTTTACGATCTCCATGGCGGACAGCATGAACGCCACCAGCGTCGGCGTCCGATACGTTGTTGTATGCTCCGACCCGCAGTCGTGCGGTTTTTATAAGCAGTGTCATTTCTCTGAGCTTGGGACTTTGGGCGCTGTCCCGCGCGAAAACTGGAACAACTCGTGCGTTCCGATGTACATACAGCTCCCATCCGCGAATTGAGAACCGTCCCCGGCATTGGCGATGACCTTTGCCGGGGACTTATAGCAGATACCCGGTCAAGTGACTATCTGCTACGCTTATAGGGTAGCAGATAACCCGTCCCATTGTCCATGTTGGAATTCACAAAAGCGCCTTGATATTCACAAAGCGCGCCCGAAACTTTCGGGAAAAACAACAAATCAGGTCTGGAGATGGTACTTTGTCTGCCCTTACTGAGTTACAGCCCTATTTTGACGCCTACCAGGACGAAATACGAAAGGCGAAGAACACAAGCGGCCTCACGCTGCAAGAGCTCGCCGATCGTTCCGGCGTGCCGTACAACAACATCTGCGACGTAAACGCCGGGAGGTCGAAGCAGCCCTTACTTTACTACGCCGCCGCGACCTGCCGGGTGCTCGGTCTATCGCTCGACCGGCTGTGCGGTCTGCCCGGCGCGGCGGACACGTCCGCGCTCAGGGCGCGCGTGCGCGAGTTTGAGATAGAGTGCGCGCACAAGGACGGCGAGATCGCGCGGCTGGAAGAGGCGCGGGACGAACAGGCAGGGCGCGACCGGCTTGTCATTCTGGCGCTGGCGGGCTTGTGCATACTGCTGGTGCTGGTCGTCATCGGGTACATGATATTCGACGCGCACATTTTGTCGGCGGGATTGTTTCAGTCAGCCGGGCTGTCCGTGTTCGCGGTGCTGCTGGCGCTGCTGCTTCTAGCGGTGATCACGATGGTGGTGGTCGCCTTGATGCGGCTGAGGAGGAAATAATTTCAGAGTAATATTTTCTCGTTTTGTTTACAGTTTGTTGTTGTGTTTATGACACAAATGTAATATCATTGTATCAGAGAGGCATAATATGAATAGAGAAAGCATATTGAATTACCTTCTCAAGCTTCTCAGCACATTCAAATATCACTCGAATATGCTGGCGGAGGTAATCGATATACTCGCAAACTCAGGAGCTGAGCGACAATTCTTCACCCAACTGGTTACTCGATTGCGCCAGCTTTCAAGCCGCGGTGTGCTGGCGACACAGTTTGACGGTTTTGAGCCTATCGAACAGAGTATATATAGCATGAAATTCAAAGCTTCCAGCTATAATATACGAATTCTGTACGGCTTCTTGCCGAGCGGTGAGCCGGTGTTGCTGCTTGCGTTCTACGAAAGATGGGGGAAGCGCTGCACGAGCTATGCGCCGCAGATAGCCGCCGCCGTCAGCAGGCTAAATGAGATAAGGGAGGATTCTGACAATGGCATATAAGGAAAAAGAAATGCAGTTTTTGTCCGCATTGTCGGTCAACCTGCGCGACGAAGATCTTCTTGACGCCACTATCCGCGGTCTGATAGCCGCCGAAATATCTATGCACCGTCAAGACATGAATTTGAGCCAGAAAGATTTTGCGAAGCTTATGGGCGTAAGTCAAGGGCTTGTTTCCAGATGGGAGAGCGGCGAAACCAATTTTACGCTTTCGACGCTTGCGGCAATTGCTATAAAGCTGAATATCGCCATGCAGTCACCATATGTTCCAACAGAAGTAAAGGTTTTCTCCTCGGGCAACAACAACATTTATCAATTCCGTCCCGTCAGCTGCTGGAGCACCGAGGCGTATATGCAGCCGTTCGGCACTAACGAATCCCGCTCTGCCGAGGATGATATAAAAGAAATGTGAGGTCTTAGTTATGCTCAGTTATTCTAATGCTTTCAGCTGCACCACAAACAGCAACAACAACGAATTCATTTTCTCTTTCAACCAGAACTGCCCGGTGATCGATGACGCCGGCGCTGTCACAGGCAGCACGTCTGAGCTCGTCGCTCGAATCGTTTTGACTAGAGACGGTGCCGAAGCGCTGCGGCAGATACTTGACACAGCTCTCGCCAAGAGCGCCCCGGCAGAAGAAATACACGGATAAAAACAGCCCCCGGACAACACCGGGGGCATAGCTATACGCAAGGGGATAGGGGAATGAAAATGAAACTGACGCATGGCGCGTACATACTCGCGCGCTTCTCAACCGACCATCAAGAAGTCGACAGTATTGAGGTACAGGTCGGCAAATGCCGGGCATGGTGTGAGGCTCAGGCGCTCCCGGTGCTGGACGTCTTCGCGGACGAGGCAGTGAGCGGCATGAAGAACACCCGCCCGGAGTACGCCCGCATGATGCGGCAGCTCGCCGACGGTGGGGCGGACACCGTGGTCATTTATGACCAAAGCCGTATGTTCCGCAAAATGACGGCGTGGTTTGCGTTCCGGGAAGAGATCGAGCGGCTGGGCGTGCGCGTGGCCGCAGTGACGCAGCCGATGGTCGGCGGAGATCTGCGTGACCCGGCAAACTTTTTACAGGAGGGCAGCCAGGCACTGTTTAATCAGATGTGGGTGCTCCAGACACGGCAAAAGGTCGTGGAGAAAATGCGTTACATGGCGGCGCAGGGCAAGCACACCGGCGGCACACCGCCGCTTGGGTACATCGTCGTTGACGGCAAGCTCGAAGTATGCGAGGACGAGGCGGAGACCGTGCGCGGCATATTCCGCGACTACGCCGCCGGGAGATCGTACCGGGAGATAATCCAGCGGCTGAACGCCGAGGGGAAGCGCACCAAGGGCGGCAACACCTTCGGCACGAACAGCATACACGATTTACTGAAGAATGAGAAGTATATCGGGGTGCTGACCTACGGCAAGGTGGAGAAACGCCCGGACGGCAGCCGGAACACACATTCGACCTCCAGCACCGTCATACGCATGGAAAATATGCTCCCGGCCATTATCGACCGGGACACGTGGAACGAGGTACAGGCAAAGATGGAGAAAAACAAGCGTACCGGCGCGGGGCGTCCGACCTCCGCGCGGGAATACCCGCTCAAGGGGAAAGTATTCTGCCGGGAATGCAAGTCCCCGATGCATATAACCCGCTCGCAGAGTGATTATTATTACTACAACTGTTCCGGGCGCAAGCGCAAGGGAATATGTGACCTGCCCGCCATCCGCGCGGACGAGCTGGAGCGCATCGTCGGCGAGGCGGTGAGTGAGCTTGTCGGTCAGCCGGAGAACGTCGAGGGGCTTGTGAGCGTCATGCACGAGGAGCGCGCCGCAATACAGCGCGACGCGGTGCAGCAGAGCAATGTCCTGATGGCGCGGCGCGCGGAGATCAGCAAGCAGCTTGAGGCCGCGACAAACGCGGTGCTCGCCGGGATGGTGTCTGACACCCTCATGCGCAAGGTGCATGAGCTTGAGGCCGAGCGTTTGCAGATAGACCGGGATATGCAGACGCTGCGCGAGCGCGTAGGCGGCACGGAGCTCCCGGACGAAAGAATACGCGAGCTTTTCAAGCTCGCGCAGAATGACATTAGTTCGTTGTTGAGCATCGTCGTCCGTGTAGAGGTCGGGCGGGATGAGATAGTCGTGTGGACGATCCTCGACGCCGAGGCCAGCGGAGAATTTGACTTCACCGCTGACGGCGTGCGAGTTGATAATAATTCTTGGTGCCGGTGGTGGGACACCCACAATTATTATCAACAGCCGCAAGTATATGTGGTTGGCGGCCTTTTAAAAATTCTTTTGCCGAGAGAAGAAAAATGTCAAAAAAGCTCTTGACGTACGTATGTACGTATGGTATAATTAAACCATCCTAAAGGGAAGGAGGAAAAACATGAGCAAGAAAAAGAAAAGCGGTAACAAAGTCATGACGCAGGACAGCATACTGAACCTTGTTACCGCATTGATCAACTTGGTTGTTGCAATCCTGCTATTGCTGGATCACCTTTCAAGTTGATTGCCCTCGGCGGTGAGGGGTTTCACCCTCACCGCCACCTAGAGAATAGCATAAATCTTGCTTAATGTCAAATTGCATGAATACCGTAATTTATGTCTTGCTCGCTGTGAGCATCACACTGTCGATTATTGCAATCATTAGGAGCGTAAGAAAATGAGTGAAAGACCGCAGGATCGTTACAATCGTGAAAAAACGACGGTTGTCAACATCCGTCTAGTCAAATCTACCGAAGCAGACATCATTGCTCAGCTTGAAAAGCAGCCAAATAAATCCAGCTATATTAAAACACTTATTCGCGCTGACATAGCGAAGAATAGAAGTACTGAGTAAACTAGTTCTTCAAGTTTTAAAACTACAAAAGGGCGGCGATGTAAACACATCGCCGCCCTCTAATTATTCTTTTGTCTTTTCTTCCTGCTTGGCTTCCGGGTCAAGCTTATTTTTATACTGTTCCAGACCTTTTATGAGCCACTGCGGCACAGGTGCTCCGAGCTTGTCCGCGTTCTCGGTTATACTGCCCAGCTCAGTTATTATGTACCACAAGAGGACTACCGGCGTAACGAAAGTATTGACGGCAATGCCGAGGTCAAGACCGCTTCCACCAATTATGACGCTTATCGCAATATCGCACAGCGCGGCGACGAGTACTGCGACAATCTCGCCGAGTTTGTGCCACAATCCCGCTCGCGCAACGGCGCTCGACCATTCGCCGTTTGAGCGTGCCGCCCACGAGCCGGTCGCATAGTCCAGCACTACACAGGCCAACCAAACGATAACTGCCCAGCCGAGCCAGCCCCAGAGTGCAGTGAGGAACGCTATAACGGCAGTCACCGCCGCTTTGATTTCTATTGCTTTATCAGGTACATTCATTTTTATTTCTCCTTCGTTTTTTATTCTTATTCATCGGCAAGTTACCGGCAAGTTAAATTATCTTGTCATTTTCCTCACCCCCTCCGCGCAAGCAGCAGATCAGCCCACGTCATGCCGCCGACTTCACCGTCCGCGTCAAGGTCGTGGGCGGTCTGGTATGCCTTGACCGCCGCGACGGTTGCCTCGTCCATCATGCCGCTGACGCTGGCTTGATAGCCATAGGCGTAGAGCAACCTCTGCACGGTGATGACGGTATCATCCGTCATGCCCGGCTTAAGCAGCGGCAGCGCGACAGCGTACCAGTATGACGGCACATACTCGCTGCTGTCGTCTGTGACTGCGCCGTCCCCGATATACCGCAGCACGCAATCCCACGGGTAGTTGTAGTAGGTGCGCTCGTATATCTCACGCCCGGTCTGGTCGCCGGGTGTGCCGCCGGTCGCCGTGCCGCGCTCGTTGATGCTCGCCTGTACAATGCGTCCGCCGCCGATGGAGAGCGCCGTGTGCCGCGCGTAGTTGAGCAGTACGTCGCCCTCCTGCACTCCCGCGCCGGTCGAGAGATTGACAGACGCGGTCACGTCCTCAAACCCCCGGCGCAGCATATCTCCGCGCATATCACCGGTATACGTGCACTCTAGCGGCACTCCCGCCGCCCTGTAAGCGGCGATGACAAAGCTGCTGCAATCGTAGTCTGCGCCCCAACGGTTGGTCTGGTTGTAGCCGTGACTGTCGTCTGCGGCGATTCCGCGCGCCCACGCTACGGCGTCCTGTATAACATTGCTCATTCTTCAACCTCCTCCCACCCGGCGGGGTAGTCCGCGGGGGAATATACGTTGTTGTCCATCTTGCTGCGGTATGTCTTGCCGCCGCCGTCGGCGCAGCAGTCTCCGGTCATGTATGGGCTTGTCGCGAGCGCGATAAAGGGCTGCGCTTTAGCCGGGTCGGTCGACCACTTAAAGCCCCACTGCGCGGGCAGCGTCTCCGGCTCTCCGGGGTAGATGGTGCTGTCGTAGGGCTGGATGAGCCGCACGACGCGCCCCGCCGAAGAGCGGCAGACAAAGCCCGCGGGGCGGTCAAGCATATTGCCGGAGGCGATGACGGCGGCAAACTCGGGGATATACTCCGCGCTTGCGTACAGCTCCGTGCCGGTCATGTTCCCGGCGCGGCTCTGGAGATAGAGCGCCGCGTTGCGTGCGCTGTCGCGCACGGCGGCAAGGGTCTCAGTCTTGGTCATATGCTGTTCACTCCCTTATCTATCGCGGCGGCTATCTCGGAGGTCGTCACTGTCTCGCTGGGCGCGGGGCGGGCAGCACGGGCAGCCTCGATCTCTTCGTCGGTGCGCCGCTGAGGCACGCCGTCGACGAGCTTGTAGCGATAGATACCGTCCCCGGTCAGCAGTCCGCCGTCAAGATAGTGGCTCTGGCATAGGTTGTACTTGTCTCCATAACCCTCATCGAGGTATGTCCACTGGCTGATGTCGTCAATGTTGCTCATGGTGTACCCGCCCTCGACGCGGACTATGCGAGATGCCTCGTCGGTTTTGATATAGACTTTTGATTTTTGCATATTTGCCTCCTCATAAGTCCGCGCTCAGCGTAAACGTTGCGCCATCCGCAGAGCTGGGCGTTGTGTAGACAGTGCCAGCCGGATTACTTATTTGTGCATACACGCACGCCAGCCGAGCCGCGCAGCCGTGTGCTTCGGCGGCCTGCATTATCTTAACCGATGACCCCAGCTGTACGGGCGCGCTCTGTGTAAGTACTGGCGCAGCTGTTCGCATTGCAACCGGCAGCGGTAAAATAAAGAATGCATACCCTGCGTCCTCGTACCCAAGATTGATTGTCTGGTACTGTGCATAATGCACTTGATAATAGTACCGCTGGCAGCGTCTCAGCTGCTCCGCGTAGTCTGGTATCTCATTAAGCACCCAGCTGCCGGAGGCGTCCTTGTGTGCTAGAGTTTGGTGGTCTCCGAGCTCAAATTTCGCGGCGCGCAGGATTTTAGAGTACGCAGCGCTCTTGATTGTTATTCCCGCTGTGACGAGCCCCTCAACCTTTTGACTAAAACTAACTACGCCCCACGTTGTGTCTGCGGATACCCATGACGTTGACAGCACCCCCGTCGCGGTGAGCAGGTCTCCGTCGGCAGTCAGCAGTGACATCGTATACGTCTCTCCTGCTGGCAGCGCGCCAGCCTCGATGTACTGCTGGAGATATGCCTCTGAGCCCGTGCCCGCATCTGAGAGCTTGATACCCGTGGCTGTGACCTCCAGCGTAGCCGTAGGCTCGGTGGTGCGCCAGCGGTCGATGGTGTACGTCGAGCCGGTGTACGTTGTCAGCCCGCGCTGGTTGACTGGGTTCTCGAAGTACCAGTTATCCAATAGGTTAGGGTTAACGTAGCTGATACCGAGATTCGCCCGCGCCGCCGCTGCCGTCTCCGCACCCGTGCCGCCGGAGGCAACAGGTACGGTTGCAGCAGCTGAAATTATGCCGCTACCGTTGGCTTTCAAGAAGCCGTTAGCGCTGCCGAAAAGAGCCGTGCGTATCTTTGCAATAACATTTGACCACAGTGTTTTCCTGTTTGCGCTCGCCGAAGCGTCGTAGAACGGGAAATAGTCTGCGTCTGCTATCGCCGTCTCTGCGGTCAAACTGTTCGTCGCGAGTTGCTTGCCGTCGACGGTCGTCTGCAATGCCGAAAACTGATCTGTCGTCGGCGCGCCGACATCGGCGGCGGAATAATCCCCCTCTTCCGGCTGTACTGCGCCGGAACGCCCGTTGAACGACATGACACCGCCGCCGGCAGCCTGTGAAGCTTGATCTGCCCAATACTTAGCGTTGTTGTGATATGTCTCATCCGACGTGCCGACCGGTGCTCCATTGCGTTTGCCGACCGCCCAAGCCTCGCTGTCCTCGGCACTTTCTTCCGCCGCTGCGGCACTGTCCGCCGCGGCATCTGCTTTTTGCCCAGCGGTCGCGGCGCTTCCGGCTGCCGCCGTTGCACTGTCCGCCGCGGCATCGGCTTTCTGTCCGGCGGTCGCGGCGCTTCCGGCTGCCGCCGTTGCACTGCCCGCCGCAGCGTCGGCTTTTTGCCCAGCAGTCGTGGCGCTTCCGGCTGCCGCTGTCGCACTGCCTGCCGCAGCGTCGGCTTTCTGCCCGGCAGTCGTGGCGCTTCCGGCTGCTGCCGTTGCGCTCCCTGCCGCAGCGTCGGCGTACTCTTTTGCGTTCTCGATATTGGGCAGCGCGGCAAGAATTCTCGCGACTGTCTCGGTCAGTGCATTATAGTAATCGCTGGATTTTATCTGACTGTCGTCGACCGCCGAGGGCTGCACGCGCAGCACCCACGCGAACGTCGAGACTTTGACTGCGTCCGCCGTATAGAAATCAAGCTCCATATTGACGTCACCCGGAACGGTGGTCGCCTGTGCGGCGAGCGTGAGCGTCGCCACATTGCCGGACACCGAAACCGCGGAATCGTCATTCTCCAGCGTGTCATAAAAACCGGCTGTCCCGTCAGGCTTATAATAGCGCACGACGGGGACGGCATTGTCCGGCGGTGTCCAGGGCTGTGAGCCCTCTACCATGGTCAGCTCGACGACACGGGAAAGCTGGTCGAGCTGTTTTGCGTAGATCTGCGTCGCATAATTCGGGCGCAGGACGTCAACTGTTATCTTCGCTGTTGGCATTGGCACTCCCCTCCTGTGTTTTCTGAATCGGCTGCGTCATATGCGCGATAACATCATCCAGCCCGCGCATGCAGCCGAGCATCATGCTGACGTTGTCCGTGCCGGCAACGGGTATACTATCCAGCGTTCTCCGCACGGCGCGAAGGACTTCTATCTCGTTCATACAGTGACCTCCTTTTCCAGCACAACTCGCACCGCGTCGCCCTCCGGGCTGATGACTTTCAGGCGCGTATATCCCTTGACTTCTGTTTCTGCATATGTCAGTGTGCCGGTCTCCGCGGGGTTATCATAAAAGGCACCCGCAAGCTCCGGGAGAGACTTCCCCAGCACGCGGATGTTCAAGAGACCGAGCGCGGCGCAGGGATTGAAATAATCCGTGTCATACCGTTTTCCTGTTGCCGTTTCAAAAAAATCCATACAAGCCTCCTTATGTGCCGCTGTCGCGGCAGATCGCATAAAAGTTGACGCCGTTTTTATCGGTAATGGTGCTCCAACGGCATTGCTGCCCCTGGAAGAAAAACATTGAGGATGCCTCCAGAATCGCCGCCTTCATGTACGTGACCTGCGCATTGTTGTTGAACGCATTTCCGGCTTGATCCGCATAGGCAAGGGACGTATTTATCCCGGTATTGGTGTTCGTCGTTGTCAACGTACCGCCCCCGACGTTGCCGCCGTAGCCGCCGGATATGGTATACGTCCCGATATTGCCGCCGGTCACTGTACCTGTGCCGATCTGATAGCCGGATATATATCCGGCATCGCCGCCAGCCTGGATGTTCTTGGCGTAGACATTGCCGGTGAACGTCCCGCTCGTAGCGTAGAGATTGCCGTCGGCGTCGACCTTGAATTTTCCACCGCCGAGAGCAAGGCCATCAGTGCCGATATACACGCCGTTGTGAGTGGTGTCGTCGAAGCCGGTCATGCCATTATGCAGGGATTTTGTTGACAGCGTGAAGCCGCCGACCGTGACCTCTTCGGAGTTCAGCGCGCCCGTCTGTATGAAGTCCGCGACGATCTTGCCGTCCTGCGTGATGGCCGTGCCATACGTGCCGTTATAGCCATTTGAACTATGGCCAAGGCCGCCGAGATTCCAGCGCCACAGGTTTTTCGCCGCCGCTTTGTCCGGCGCGTCCATTATCAGCAGCTCGTAAGGCTGCCCGGCATCGTTCAAGCCTATCATGAGATAGCCACCGTTCTGGCCGGTTATCTCATCGGTCGCATTTTTTATTGCTCCCGCTTGAGCCGCGCTCTGCACCTGATTCCACTCACTGAGCGGATTTGTGACCGCGTTGGTGATATTTTTGAGCTGTGATTGGATCTTCCCCGGCGACGTGGACAGGACGACCTTGTTTTTATGCGGATAGTAGGGATATATCCACAGCTCGACGATCTGATGATAGATTATCGTGTTCGCCCGCGTCTGGTCTATCAACCCCACAACGGCTAAGAGCGAAAAGTCCAGATAGCTATATTTGTCCGGGTCTGTCTTGGCGAGGTCATACACCGAGCAATCATAACTGCGCTCCGGGACGGCCAGCAGGGCGAGCTTTGCCTTCGCGTCCGCATACAGGTTTTCCGGGACGGTATAGCGCTCATCTTTCCACCATGCGCAGATGACCTTGTCGGAATAGGTGTTATCATCCACATAGGGCTTGCCGCCGTTGATGGAGGCGAACGTCAAGCCGTCTTTTCCCTGCGCATAGAGGCGCGTAGCAAAGCTTGAGGATTTGCCCTTATAATTGTTCTCCTTGAGGTTCAGATCGCGCGTGGCGAACGCACCGAGCGGCTGGTAGGCCGCTGTGTTGATGATCGTGACCACTCTGTTGATGTTATCAAAACGGAATGTCACGCCGAACGTCGACCGGCACTGCTCCAGCACGTCCAGCGGCGTCGCCGCCTCAAGCTCGACCGTGCGCTTGAAAGTAAAGCCGGAATTGTCCGTCACTGTCCATCCCTGAGGCTTGACGGCGTTCACGATGTCCGCCACGGCGGCAGAATCGGATTTATACCCGACTGTCAGCGTGGTTTTCCATTCGTCCAGGTCGATATTGCAGACGACATTAGCGTCCGTGCTGCCGCCGTCTATCGCCTTGATGATGTATCTGCACGGCTGATTACCGGCAGATTCCTCGCGGATCGTCGTTTCTTCCTGGAGTTCCTGGTATATTGGGTCGAAAATCGAAATTGAGAATTTGACCTCATCCATCCCGCTCGACAGCTGACGAATATAATAATCGTCAACATTGAGGGGCTTTGCCGAGGTCGATGTTATGAGAGTGAGCATTCACGCCTCCTCATATATACGTGGGGTAATACTGCACCGTTGTGGGGTCAATACAGGTGAGCTGATTAAAGCCCGGTGTCAGGCGCGGGAAGTCCAGCCAGCTGACATTCAGCGCATTGTCCACGCCGTTGCGGAGGATCCGCTTGCTTATTCCGTCGAACACAAGGCGTTCCCCGGCAGTGACATTCTTGAACACCGCGCCGCCGAGGGTATATTGCGCCGCCGCTTTCGTAACCTGCGTGGAGAAACGCGCATCGGTGTATGGCATTGTCGACATACACCGTATTTCGTTGTCCCCGGCAGAGAGCCCGACGGTCTCAAGCTCCGCATGGCGGATACCCTTGAGGCTATACGACGCGCTCAGAATTGCGCCGCGGTCTGTATTCGCCTCCACCGCTGCCGTGCCGAAGCTCTCAGCATAGACAGAGTACCAATACCCATCGGGGAGCCACAATTCATTCTTGCCATAGAGCGCGCCGTCGAAGAGGCTTTTCAGCATGGTGCACTCCTGTATCTCCGGCGCGAAGAATTTGACCGTGATGCGGAGGCTGCGCATGCCGAACGTCGTGTCGAGCTGCGTCCAGCTGGTGCGGTTGCGCCCGAGGTAGACCGCGTTTGTCAGCTCAGTTTCGCCGACCTCATAATCTGCGAGGACACAAGCCCCAAACTCCGAAAAGAGCCGATGGTTTATCATCGGCTCCCTCACTATTCTTTCCGTCATACTCAAACCTCCAGCCATGCGAGCTGTTCGCCCATATTCCATGCGGTCGCGCGGGCTATCTCGCGCTCATCGAGATACAGGGGGACAATGATGGTCATGTCCGGGGTGCTGCCGGTCGCGGTGAGGCGGAACGACATATCCCGCTCCAAGCTGTCAAGCGACGTGTTTGAATAGCCCAGCTCCACCGGCTGCAACGCATCCGCCGCCACGTCGCCGACATTCTCGTAGAGCGTTTCCACCGTGCGGATGAGCTTGGGCGCGGTGTCCTCATAGCCCTCTATCGCGCCCTCGGTCGACATCTCGCCGACATAGCGGAACTTGGTCGAGGGCGAGTGTATGCCGAGGATGCGCTTTGCGGAGTTCCACAAACTGAGCGCTATGTTTTCAACCGTATCAATAAGCCACTGCCACCCGGCCTGCAAGCCGTTCCCTATGCCTTGGATTATCGATTGTCCTATTGTGCCCCAGTCGATGTTTCTGAACGTGTCTATAATGCTGGCCACAAGGTCGACTATCATCGTCTTTACCACTGGGACAGCCGTCAACATCCCGCTCGCAAGCATCGACAGGAGCTGCACTCCGGATTCGACTATCGCCGGGAAATTTTCAATGATTGCTTGTATTATTCCGGCAATGATTTTCGGTATCGCCGCGATGACCTGCGGCAAGCCCTTTATGAGGCCGGTCGCGAGCCCTACAACGATCTGATAGCCTGAGGTCAGAATCGTCGGCAGGTTCGCGAGAATGCTTGTCACAAGCTGTGTGATGATATTCACGGCGCTCTCTGCGATCTTGTCCGAGTGGGATGCAAGACCGTCCAGCAGCTTCAGGAGGATCTGCATGCCGGCATCAAGCACGAGCGGCAGGAGCGTGTCTATGGAGTTGAGGAGCGCATCGAAAATACCGTCCACGGCCTCCAGAACGCCCGGAAGGACGCCCTCCACGAGCTGGGGGAATGCCTCAAGGATAACCGGCGCAAGTGCCACGACAAGCCCCGCAATGCCGTTGAGCGCGGTTTCTATGCGCGGGAGCAGGTTTTCCGCCGCGATGCCGACACTTTCGACGAAGTTCTTGACAAGCTGGTCGAAGTTCTGCGTATCATCGGCGACACCGACGAGCAGGTTTTCCCACGCCGCCGTTGCCGCGTTGACACTGCCCTGAATGGTGGTGCTCGCCTCTTTCGCGGTCGTGCCGGTGACGCCCATTTCGGTCTGCACCGTGTGGATAGCCTCGACGATCTTCGCAAAAGATACCTCGTTGACGGTTTCGGCCGTCACAGTGATGGTATCGCCCAGCACGCCGGAATCGTTGATGAGGCGCGCCATTTCGGACGCTGTGCCACCGTAGCCCAGCTTGAGGTTATCAAGCATGGTGTAATTTTGCTTGGCAAAGCCCTGATAAGCGTCCTGTATACGCTGGAAGTCCGTGCCGAACTTGTTGGCGTTGTCAGACATATCCGTCATGGCGACGTCGGCGAGCTTTGCAGCCGCCTCCGTGTCGCCGCCGAGACCTTGCAGCAGGGACGCCGCAAAGCCCGTGACGGTCTCCATATACTTGTTGGCGGAGACGCCGGCAGTCTGGTACGCATTGTTTGCGTACTTCATCACGGTGGCCGCGCTGTCCTTGAACAGGGTCTCAACGCCGCCGACAAGCTGCTCATAGTCTCCGTAGGCCTCCACGGCCTGTTTCGCACCGGAGATTATGGCATTCGGCAGGGCTTGCAGCGCCCGTCCGCCGAGGCTAACAAGCTCCTCGCCGATCTTGCGCGCTGCGCCTGTCCATATCTCTTGAAATCTTGAAGCATGGTCGCGGGATTTCTCCGCGCCCTCGCCGAGTTTATCGCCTATCTTCTTCCCGGCTTTTTCCGCTTCTGCTTCCGCGCCTTTGGCGTCCACTTCTACGCCATATATTACTTTGCCGTCCTCGGCCACTTAAATCACCTACCTCATCGGCACGGACATTTTGCGCAAGCTCTCCGCGAAAAGGCGCTCCCGCTCCTCTTTGGAGATTTTCAACGCGACCTTGTCTTTCGCCTTCTGGAGGGCTTCTATCTGCTTCTGGTTGTACTTTGTGGGCTCCGGGATGGGCTGACGGCGGAGGGCGACGGTGCGCATGAACGCGGTGTCGCTTGGCAGGTCGGAAAGCAGCTCAAGAAACTGCTGGATGTGCATATCGCTCTCCGTGAGGTCAATACCGTAGGCACGGAAGAAACCACTGCGGATGAGTGCCGCGTCCTGGTGGAGATCCATATACCTTTCTCCTTCCGGCTTTTCGCCCCTCGGAATGAGGTCATATATGCGCGTCAGCAGTTCCCTCCGCTGCGCATAGCTGAGCTTTTTACACCCGGAACGCACAAGGAGGTCGAGCTGAAAGTCTATTTTATCCTGCTCCGTCATGTGCCCGTCGCACATCGCGTCCATTGCCTCGAGCACACTGCAAAACGACATATCCAGCGGCCATGTCTGCCCGGCGTACTCAATGCTCCATGGGCGCGGGGAATAAACCTTATCTACCCCATCTGTGCTTCCCTGTCCGCTGCCCGTGCTTCCGGGTCGCTTTGGCGGCGGCGGTCAGCTGCTGCCGTCTGGCGGCGCTTGCGGCGGTCGCCGCGGGGACAACGACGTCATTCAAAAACGGATAGACGTCTATGAGCATCGCCGAATAGCGCCCGTCGTAGAACGCCAGCAGCTGCGCCGCCTGTTCATCGCCGAAGACGAGGCGGAGCAAGGCAACGACCGCCTCGCCGTAGCCATCCACAGCGGACTGGCCGCCGTCTTTGACCTTGTCCGTCGCCGCGAGGAGCTCCGCGCGCGTGCGGTTGTACTTTCCGATGAATGCGTCAATATCAATATCAACGGTCAGCTCAAGGCGATCTTCGCCCGCCTCGACCACGAAAGTTTCTTTCAGTTTGTCCGTGCGTGTTACTTTATACATGGTTTTTAATCTCCTTTACTTGAAAAGCACCCTCACCGTGTTTCGGTGAGGGTGTTATCGGTCAGGTCTTGCTGACGACGACGGCGCTTCCGGAGGCAACGACAACATACGTGGATATGTTTATCATCGCCACGGTCACATTCTGCCCGTTAGGGATCTCATAAGTCGCGCCGTTGGTGAAGTCATTCCAGCCAACGAGCACATTCCCCTCCGTCGCGGTGGGGGCGTCCTTGCCGTAGGCATAGACGAACTTGCACCCGGCGTCGGGATAAGTGGGCGCGGCCTTAATGACGGTCTGCCCGGTCGCCGCGCCCGCCTCGCTCGTGACGGTTACGGAGCCGGTTGCGGCCACCGTCTCAAAGAGGGGCTTGCCCTGCATGCCCACATCAACGCTCACAGCCGCGCCGTCTGTGGTAGCGCCGCCGAAAGACTTGATGTTGCTGAGGTTCGCTCTGAACGTCCAGCGACTGACCGTGCCGTCCGCATTGGCCAGGGAGTAGCGGAAATTCGTGATGCGCCCCTCCATGGTCTCATACTTGAGGCCGAAAATGTAGTCCTGCGCGGCGTCGCCGACGATGCGCACGCCCGTAAGGCTGAACTTGGGGTGCATCCCAATAACGAAGTCCGCGCCGAAGCCCTTCGCGCAGAGGAAGAAATATTCCTGCGTCTGCTCGTTGAGAGCCTCATCCAGATTGGTAAATCCCGCGCACATGGGCGTCCACGTGCGCGACGCTCCGTGCGGCGTAATGTCTATTTCAAGCATTACGCCGTACTGAGTGAGCAAATAGTTACTGTCCATTATTTCAGTCCTTTCATGTAAAACTTCACCGCGAGCGATGAGCCATAGAGCCACTGACTATTCGCCTCACGTCCAAGCAGACGCGGGGACGAGACCGTCTCAATGGCGTATATCTGCCACGCCTCCGATGCCGGGTAGTCCCGGCGGCGTGTCAGGAAGCGGTGTATGGCGTCCAGCGCGGTGATAACGGCGCGCTGGTCTGTGTGCTTGCCGTTGAGCACGACGGTCATGCGCTGATCAGTCCCTATATTTAGATCTGTCGCCTGTGTCCCGCTCTGCCCGGTCATGGCTATGCCGTTATCCGGCGGCATTGAACCGGTCAATATGGGGCTGTACGGGGTTGTGAGCTGCGCCATATCTATCACGGCCTGTAAAACATCATCGTACATATCAGCCATTCTCCAGCGCGTTCTGCGCGACTTTCTGCCAATCTTCGCGGTGCTGCCGTTTGGCTTTTTCGCACCACTGCATATCTGTCCCGGCTGTGGTGTGGTTGTGGATCTGGTGCGTGCCGTCTGGCCAGCATCCATAATACTGATACGCCGCATAGGGAGTGTTCCAAGTCACGGCTTGCTTGCCGTCGATCTCTTCGACACGCCCGCTCGCGCGCAGTGTCCCGCTCTGGCCGCCAGTCGCGAGCGGCACTATCGGCGTGCAGTCGCTCAAGACTTGTTCTGCAACAGCTGCTTCAACCCGCTTTCTATCACGCTTCAGCTTTTCGCCGAGCGCCGCCCGGTCCACAAAAACACGTACACCCATTACACAAGCCCCAATTCGTAGTGATGTATATTGCCGCGCTCATCCGACACGGCATCCACCGTCTGCACCGTGTACGGTCCTGTCACGTTCTTGCGCTTGTCCTTGACGGTGAGCGTCATATACTGCCCGGCGCGCTGGGCGCTCTCCTGCAAGGCGAGCATATCAAGGCGCGGCGTGCTGTACCGCCCGTCCACAAACAACAGCGAGCGGAGCGTGACCTCGGTGTTGTCCGCGGTCTTGCGCGTCTCGTTGGTGTTCTGGACATGGACATGGGCGATGGTGTACGTTGTGCCTGTCGGCTGCTGGTAGCGGTCTATCCCGGTCGGCACGAACACCGCCGCCATGTCGGTCAGCATCTGGCGCGGTATCGGTCTCAAGCTCATAAGCACCACCCCCAGCCGGGAGCCAGCGGGTCAAGCGTCGGCACGGCGGGATCCAGCAATCCCGTCTGCTCAAGCGCGGCGATGGCTGCGGGAGCGGTCATAGAACGCGCTCCAAGCGCGCTTGCGCCCGCTCCGTCTATTCGTACCTTGCCGACCGTGAAACCGCCGTCCTGACGTCCTGCGGCGGCAAGGTCTATACCGTAGAGGGCATAGTATTCCATCTGCGCGCATATCGCCGTCTGCACGGCTTCCTGCTGGAACGGGTGCAGGGCGGCGTAGTTCGCCGCCCTGCCGTGGGTGATCTGCTTTATAATGCGCTCTGCGGTCGCCTCATACCGCGGGAAATCCTCCTCGGCTATTGGTTCTCCGAAATACACGTTGGTATAATAATCAAGCGTGACAATAGCCATGGGGCAGCCTCCTTACTCGCCGACAACTTCGACCGCCGAGCCCGCCGCGACTGCGACGTTCTTCTGACGGTTGACGATGGCGACAGTTACATACTTGCCGGCGGTCTGGCCGGTGAGGTTCACGGGATTCTGCCCGCTCACCTTCGTCCACGTCGCACCGCTGGGCAGTGCCGCACCATAAGTGACGGTGGGCGCTGCGGCATTGCCGGAAGTGATGTAGACATCGAGACCGGCGTAAGGATTGCCGTTCTGGTCGAGGTTCTTGCTGGCGTAGGTGATAACGGTCGCGCCGGTCGCCGCGCCCGCCGCGGAGGTCACGTCCACCGTGCCGAGGGTCGGGGCACTGCCGATGTTTGCGAAGAAGCCCGCCTGGCGCTGATTGAGCGCGAACACATCGTAAAAATAGCTCTCGTAGTAGAGCCACTTGCCCTTGCTCTGGGCAGAGGGCGGGGAGATGAGCGCCTGCTCATAGACGATAGGCGCGACAACAGACATGGGGTCTGCGAGCAGCAGGTTTATCTGCTTTGCACCGGCGGTGACTTCCCAACCTTCAGTGAAATCATACTCGGTCTTCATCACGTCGGAGGGGACTTCACGGATGAGAACGCCGTCGAGGCGACCGACGTTGCGGTCTATGTCGCGGATGCCCGTGCCGGTGTCGATGAAGCGGGTGATGCCCGCCGCCTCCTTGAGGAGCTTATACGCCGCGGGCGTGATGTAGGCGCGCAGACGGTCGCGGTTTATGCGCTGATCCGTCATATACGCAAGGTAGCTGTCCCACGACGCGAGGATGCCGTCCGCGGTCAGTGCCGCGCTGTCCGTGCCGCCGTAGTCGGACGCGAACGCGGCGCACTTCGACGCCATATACGCATCCTGCTCGGGGATTTTCTGAAACTCGTTGAAGGTGCGGGTGACATTGGCGATGGTCGCCACTTCGTCGGTCTGCACCATATCCATCGGGTCTATCAGCGTGTCCCACTCGCGGTACATCTCCATGGTCTTGGTCTCCCATGCGAGATTGAAGTTGCGGGTGAACTTGCCGTCGATGCTGTCGCGGTTGACCGCACGCGCGCCGCTGACCTGCATGGAGGGTATCTCCACACTCGCGCCGCGCAGGGGGCGGAAGCGGCTGGCGTCTCCGGCGTTGTACATATCCGAGAAATACGCCAGATACGGGTACGCATTGGCGAGTTCGCGGCTGTACTGCGCCGCGTAATTCATAGGTTCTCTGGTGAAGGGCATAATTTTTTGTTCCTTTCTGTGTTATTTTTTCGGGATGAATCCCCATGTGTCCATAAAGGACTTGCCGGTCTCCCCGGTGGGCGCGCCGCCCTGTGTGGGTGCACCGAACGTGGGTTTACTGGCGGGCTGCTCCTGTGCCGCGAAAAGCTCCGGCATAGTTGCCGCCATGCTCTCAAGCTGCTCAGTTATCGGCTTTGCTTTGTCTCCGTGATCAAGCTGATTCCAGACAATATCACGATACGCGGATTTGACCGTCTGGAAGTCATCACTCTGGAATGTCTTGAGCTTTGCGTTCTCGCTCGCCATCGCAAGGAACGCGGGGTCATGGGTCACGTCTACCGGGTCGGCGGGAGCTGCATTCTTGACCGCCTCGGCGATCTGCGTCTCCACGTCCGAGGTCAACGTGTAGTTCTTCGCGAGTGATCGGCTGGATTCCGCCATGATGAATTCTATCTGCTCTGATGTGAGACCCTGCTTTTCGAGATCTGAGCGTTTGAAAAGTGCCATGTTTTCCGTCCTTTCTTTCCGTCCTGACGTGGACGCACGCGGCGTTTTCCGCCCGCCGCAGGGCGAAATTGTATTAAAAAAGCAGTCCGCCCATCTCCCGCTCCGGGAGTGAGTATCCTGCCGTTTTAATCGTCGTCAATATCAGCTCTGCCGCGCGGGTCGGCCACAGGGGCGCGCACATCGCCCAGCGCGTGGGCGAGCTTGTAGTTGGCCTCCTTGTTCCAGAAATACTCGTATTCCTGAAGCTTGTTCTGCACATCGCGCGGGGTTATGGGCTCAGCTGCTCCCATCATGCCGGCTATGCCGCGGAAGATCTCCATGGCCATTGTATAGGTCTCCTCCAGACGGCGCGGCGTGGTCGCTATCACATCGCTGGAAAAGTACAGCACCGCGTCTTTTATCGACGGCTCGGCATACCCCAGCGCAAGGCCGCGCTCTGTGAGGTCGTCCAGCTGCTCGCCTATCTCTTCATACCACTCGCCCAGCTGGGCGTGATTGCCGAACCATCCCGCATCTTTCACAAGATGCCGGTGGAGGGTGGTCATGTTGTTGTAGGCGACCTTCATGTAGGCTATCAGGCGCTCGTATTCATTCATACTGCCGCCTCCTCGCCGCCTCCCGCTCCGGGCTTGCGTTTTCTCTTGGGCTTTCCTGCTGTCTCGCCGCCTCCCGCTCCGGCGCGGTCAGCTTCAAGCGCTGCGAGGTCGCGGAATTTCACGCCGCAGCGCTTGCAGAGTATACCGTCGGCGTACCCCGTCAGCCATCCCACATCATGTGTGCATTTGTCCATAGTATCAACTTCCTTTCTTTTTTACTGCCTCTTTCACGATCTGCTCGTTCTGGTATTGTCTGCGGAAGCCCGTGCGGCGCACGAAATCCCGCATATCAGCCTGCGCGTCTCTGACACGCTGTCTGTCCTCTTTTGTGGCCGTGTCGCCCAGCATGACCAGGTCACGCTTTGCATAGCGTATATAACGCTCAAGGCGGCGCTGCTCCTGCTTGAGGGCATAGAGCGCGTCGTTTGCCTCCTTGTTCTGCACGCTTTTCACCGTGGGGATCGTCACGCCGGGTATGATCGTCTGCGGGAAGTGCTGGCAGTTGATGCCGAACAGTCCAGCTGGCTGCCCGTATGACGTGCTGTTCAGCGGCGCGTATGACACGGTGCGCCCGTCGCCGAGGCGTATCGTCCCGCTCGTATTGTCCCATGAGAGGAATTTCCCCTGCCACGGGTAGCACAGCGGGCGTGCGCCGGGATGCTCCGACACCTGGAACACGTTCGCGCCGTACTCCTGCGCCCGCATTTTATAGCTCTGTATGGCGGTGTTGTGCACCGTCGTCCGCGTGACCATGTTCACATATGCCTCGGGTGTCCACTCGCGCCCCGCGCGGTCATAGAAGCCGGTCAGCCCCTTTGCAGATATGTTGAGGATCGCTGACCGCACCGCATTCCGCATCGTGTCCGTCCCCTCAACCAGATTTGCCGATGCCTGGTTAAGCTCCGCGAGTGTCCGCTCCATACGCTCCGCCACGTCAGCCACGCCGTGGCGGTACATATCGAGCGAGGATTGCAGCATATTGGTGTTTGTGAGGTTATATCGGCTCTCTGCCTGTGCGGCAAGCTCTCTGAGTATCTGCGTGACCTTGTCCGTCGTGGGCGGCGTCAGAAAGCCCGCTTCCGCCGCCTCCTCAAGTCTCGCCTCCAGCTCGTACAACGCGCCTATCCTCGTTTCGTCGAGGGTCTTCCACACCTTCTCCGGGAGCGCCTTTATGTGCTTATTGATGATTGCGGCATTCTCCGCCGTGAGCTGCCCCAGCTCCGCCAGCTTCTCAACTTCCCAATACGCCGTCCACACTGCCGAGCCGTTGCGCAGGTGCTTTCCGATGTTTATCAGGAGCTCATCTACCATGCGGGCGTATATATCCTCAATGGGCTCGGCGAGCTCCAATATTTCAGCCGGTGTCTGCATGGTCATTCAGCGGTGGCGAAATCCAGCCGATCTATCGAATACGCATCTATCTTCTTCTCACCGGCGATCCGGGCGAGTTCCGCGTCCGCCTGTTCATCGGTAAGGCACTGCCCGTACTTGGGATCCGTGAGAAACGTCTTTTTGCTTATCAGCCCAGAATCAACGAGCATTTTGCCCTCGTTTATGTTGGTCTGCCGATCCTGCGTGATGCCGTCGTCCATCTGCACCGCCACATGATAGCCGGGGCGCGCCAGGTCGGCTATCTTCTGCCCGTTGTAGCTCATGTCATAGAGCTGCGCAACGGCGATGATGTTTTCAACAAGGCGCTCAACGGCGGGCTTTATCTGGTTCTGAAAATTCTTCACCGTCTTGTATGTCTTGCTGTTCTCGCTGACCACTTCCGTCGCCGTCTTGAGACCGTCGCGGGCGTCAAATGAAAACGTCCCCGCGGACAGGCCTATCTGCAAGCACAGGATATTCAAAAAGGCGTTCATTGCCGCGACGTGCTCATCCACGCGCAGTGTCACGCTGTTATCGGTTATCTTGAGGCTGTCGGGGTCGTCGGTGCTCAGTGCCTCGTATGTCTCGTCTGACGCATCAAAATATCGCCTCATGCGCCCGCTCTGCGGGTCGACCACGGTCTTGATCATTTTTGCCGGGACAATTATTCTCTTTTTGCCGAGGCGGAACTCCCGGACAAAGCTGTCAAAACATATATCCAGCGCGTGGAGCGTGTCCATGCAATTCCCGTATACGCTCATGCCCAGCGGGGAGTTATCGTCAAGGTTATTTGCAACGGGCGTCCTGAAATAGCTGAAAAGGCTATGCTCCAGCGATTCCATCTCCACCCGCTCGTCCAGCGTCGCGTAGATAGTGGCAAGCGGTATACGGTAGCCGAGAATATCCTGTGATTCCGTCGGCGACTTGTTCATCTGAGACTGGTACAGCTCATTCGTCACGACGTAGGTCATGCCGTCCCACTTGTGCCATTCGAGGCGTGTGTAGTAATTGCCGCCCTTGGCTATGCGGCTTATGAACACACCCTCAGTGATCTCTGCGTTGTCCCACGCGGTCGGTACGAACTGATCCGCCATGCAGTAGCCTATGCGCACCCGCTCCGTGTCGGGTATCTCGCGCCCCTCGCGGTCACGGCGCACTTCGCGCCACACCTTGAGCGCTTCACCGCCCAGCGCCGCCGCCTGTTCTATCGACTGCCCCATTTTGGCCGAGAACGCATTCTGCCGGAGCACGCTCTGCACGAAGTCATCCAGCGGGTCGGTCTCACCTTCCGCCAGCTCGCGCCCGTCGATGCTCACGTTCACGGTCGCCTGATCGCTCCACACCATCCCGCTCAGCTCCTGCGCGATCGCTTTCGAGAGATTCAGGTACGACATATTGCGCATGGCCGCCGGGTTCTCTATGGTCGGCGCGGGTATCAGATGCCATGCCTTATAAAATCCCTTGTACAGGTACTTCCAGATGAAAATACCGTAATTGTAAAACTGCGAAAAGGCGGGCACGCCGTCTATCTCAAATATGGACTTGAACTCGCGCCCCAGTCCCGTTTTCGCCCCGACCGTCTCCATCCAGTTTTTCACCGCCTTTTTTATTCGTTCAAACATTTCAGATCACATACCTCTTGTAGAAGTAATTGAACGCATACCGCGTTTCGTCCATGGCGTGGTTATTCGCGTCTATCGGGTGGCCGTTGTTGTCCAGGCAGTACATCCCGATCTCACGGATGAAATCAGCCGCGCCATACTTTTCGAGGTCGCACACATAGAAAAGGCCGTCATTGATGCCGCTTTGCAGGTACTCAATGCCGACCTCTATGCCCTTTCTGTTGCCTTTTACGTCGCGGGCGTTGTTATCCGCCCCGCTCGTGGGCTGTCCCAGCTTCTCAAGCTCCGCCCGAAGTGCCTTGCACGCCGGGTCTATCAGAGTGTCACTTTCACGTCCGTGGAGCATATTTCGGCACCACGGGATGAACTCATTGACGATGTGCGCCGCCTGAGTGCTCATGGCCATAACCGTCCCCGTGTCATGCCCGGAATAATACCAGTTGGCGATGCGGTACAGCTGGTATTTATTTTGCACATCTGACACGACATAGCAGCTTACACTTGTCGCGTCATTCAGACCGCCGTCACCTGCAAAGAACATCTCCACATACCGCCCCGGCGGAAGCTCGTGCAGGACGTGCGCCGTGAGGTCGAACATCGCGTATATAACGCCCTGCGGCATCGTGCGCCGTCCGTACCAGTCCCGCTCCAGCAGGTATTTAGACTTCCGGCAGGTCTCGAAGATCTCTTTCCGGCGCGCTGCCGTGATGATGGGATTATCGTCTATCGTCCAATGCGTCCACCGTGTGTTCTGGACGTGGAAAACGTCCTTTATCACCGGGTGCATGGGCGCGGGCGGGTTGAGGTCCGCGATGTGCCACCTGTCCTTTGCCGCATAGGTACGACGGAAGCATTCTTGAATCATTTCCGGGTGCAGCAGGTCAATTTCGCAGAAGTACACGCTACCGAGGCTCATGCCGCGTATACGGGAGGCGCTGTCTTTCTTCCCGCCACCCTTGTAGTACACGCGCTTGCTCCCGCTCGGCGTGTCTATCAGCAGATGGTCACCGTTGTCGTCGTGCTTGAGTGCGCAGTGTCCCGCGAAGATGTACAGCAGCCCGAAGCCGTCGCACTCCATCACGAGCTTGTAGGCCTGCTCCGCATTGAACGCGCACACAAGATGATTTGTGTCACGGCTTATCACCAGATGCCGCGCAAAGCGGAACACTGACGCGGTGGTTTTCGAGCTTCTGGGCGTACCTTCCGCTACGTCAAGTGTGAAATCAAACGGGGCTTTTATGTATGCCGTCTGTTTTGCCGAGAAGATCATATCTCATCCCCCGTCTTGTACTCCAGCGGCGGCGCGTCCTGCTTCGTAGCCTCCACGAGGGCGAGCATCAGCGGGCTGTCCTGTTTGCCGTCGCCTGTGAGCGTCCACTTGTCAATGAGCGTCCCCAGCGCCGTTGTGAGCTGGTTCGGTTTCAGGTTATCAAAATCGTCTATTTTCAAGAGCTTATCGAGGTAAATGTCGATGATCCTGTTGACCTTGTCACGTTGTGTATCCATGTGTGCAAGGACAGCTTCGGAGTTCGCGCGTTTTTTCTGCGCACATTTGCTTTCAAATTCCGGGTCTGCCTCGACGATGTTTTTAACCGTCGTCGGCGAGACTTTATGCGCCTTTGCCACCGCGCGGAAACTGCCCATCTGCACGTAGTCGGCCAGTATTCTTTTTTTCTGGCGGTCTGTCAACCGTGCAGCCATACTGTCACCTTGCCTTTTCGGATAAAAAGACACCATGGGTTGAACTCGTACCCATGGTGTCAAAGGGGGAAAGGAGATTGCTTCTTGCTTTCTGACCAATGCCAATATAACACATTCACGATGGACATTCAAGGACACCCATTTATTTACTCAAGGTTTTTGAAAACTCCTTGAGAGCGTCTCCGTGAAGCCTCGTTACGTGCCGCACCGTGCGCCCCATCTGGTCGGCGATCTGCTCCCAGCTCGCGAAGTTGATGTATCGCCATTTGAGGATCGCGCGGTATCGGTCGTCCTCGACCGCCTCTATGCGCTTTTCTATCTCCCTCAGCTTCTTCACGTACCGGCGCCGCGCGGCGGTCAGCTCATGCACATATTCGCACAGCATATCGTTTTTGTGTGGGTCTGGCGTACCGCCGCCGGTCGCGCCCGTCAGCTGAGGCGTTATCCGTGTCAGCGCGTCCCGCTCGGCGCGGATCTTCAGCTCCAGTCTGTACATCTCAAGCTTGATGCCGTAAGCCGCGCCCAGGTACTTTTTTGCCTTTGCCGTATTCGGTTTCTCTTTTGCCATTGTCGGCGCCCCCTCACCATCTCAGCAATCGTTCAGCTTGTCGGTCGTACTCGGCGTAGTTCCCGTATTTGTCCAATATCGGAGCATACCTGCACGCCCCTGTGCAATTCTTCGCGTCGGCGCACAGTGTGCAGCCGTATCGGGCTATCATGTCCAGCTTGTTTTCGTTCCTTGTCGGCATCAGCGCCGCCACTGTTCTCGGCGCTTTGACCTCCGCCCTTTGGCGAGGAGCACGACGGAGGCATCCGCAGCTTTTCACCCTGCCAAAGCGGAGATTGCCTCCGGCAGTCTCAAAGAGCTTGCCGCAGTATGGACACACGCACTCCCAGCACGCCTCACCCGCTCGATTCTGTTTTTCTGCCCGGCGTATGACACGGATGCCGTTGAACGTCTGCCCGGTCATGTCTATCATGTTCTTACTCATCTGCGCCCACCATACGGTCGAGGCTGTCAAAGGTCTCCTGCGTCCAGCCGTAATCCTTCGCGTCCTCCCGCTCCGCCTCTGTCCGGCGGAACTTGGGTACAGTGCTGGCGGCGAGCTGTGCCTTTATCGCAGCGCGCTCCTCCGGCGTGCGCTTATCCTTGACCGGGTCATAGTAATACTCGGTCAAGGCCCCGGCAAAATCGCATAGCCCACACCTTCCTATCCCAGCGTGGGAGTATTCTGCCGGTACTTCTTGCAGCCTGTACAGCAGATTCATTTTCCTGTGGCACTCGGCGCACAGCTTATCGTACACAAGGCTTTTCTGTTTCATTCTTCGCTCCTTTCTGCGGCGGCTCGCCGCTGTTTCCGCCCCCCGCGCTTTTGCGGGCGGGGCAATATGATCTGACGACCTCTGACGGTCGGCTTACAAGGCAATATGCAGCGTATGTAGGTACTCACCGCGCGCCCGTCCTCATCGTCGAGCCGCTCAAACGCGGTCTGGCGCGCGGTCGGGATGATCTCTATCTCCTCGACGTTATCAACAGGGGTCGGCTCGGTGTATATCGGCTTTTCCAGATTCCCGCGGGACGTGCTCCACGTATTCTCCCCGCGAGGGCGGCCATGGACGTTATCGACGAGATAGACCGCAAGCGCCGTGTGATCCGCGCGCCCGTCTATCGGCTCAATGCTGACACCGTTCGGCGTCGGCCAAATATCGCGCAGCATGTCCCAGGAGCAATCCTCGATCACGATGTGATGATGGAGACGTGCCGGGCAGTCCTCGGTCGGATTCCAGTTGGCGTTGACGAGCACCATACGGGGATTGCGTCCGTTGGCAGCCTTAAATGCCGCGCGCAGTGTCCGGCAGAATTTCTTTCCGCTCTCCTTCAAGGCCTCATAATCAGCCGGGAGATGAGCATCGTCATATTTCAGCGTGACGAGCAGCCAGCCCTTGCCTATATTCGCATTCAGTATCCGGGCGAGCTGCTTTTTCTTCTCGATCTCATTCTGGCGGATCTTCCTCTCGGAGGTATTCCCGGCTATCCTCTGTCCGCGGGGCTTCTTGACGTTCGGTCGGGCATTCATCCACGTCCTTTTGACCTCCACCACAGAGCCGCTGATTATTTTATATTCCATTGCGATCCTCATCCTTTTCTCCCGCGTCCTTATCTTAGCCTCTTAAAAGTCTTGCAAGAAACGCACGCGCGCGTTTCTTTTTCCCGCTCATCGCACGCGGGTGTTTTTCTCTCGCGCGCGAATTGTATATAAGGTAGATTAAAGGTACAAAATGATCTCGAAGCCGTCCGCGACGCGCGCGGGCGCTTTCCAAATCATTCTATTTTGTTCTCTGTGCCCCGCCGCGTATATGCGGCGGGGCTTGTCTCAGTCGCCCATGCGGTCGACCGCCTCCGCGTCCATCCAGTCGGGGTCAAATTCTTCCCTGTCCGTGCACGTCCGGGCGATCTCCCGGACGCGGCGGACTATGCCGGCAACGGTGTCGATGATAATGCCGGGGCTGATGATCACGGCGGTGACGATACCCAGTGCCACCGCCGCCGTCTGGGCTACGCTCAGCGGCGCGAGCAGGTCAATCATCGTCTGCATGGCTGTCACCGTCCTGTTTCTGCGCCCTCAGCTCCGCGCGGACATACATATCAAACACGCGCTGGAGCTGCGCATGCAGCAGGTCTGCGCGGCGGGTCTGGTACTCCGTCTCTGCCTTCTGGCGCAGATACTCCCTGTGGTAGTTGTCTATTTCTTCGCTCATTTGGCTGATGTGTTCTTTCGCCAAACGCATCAGCCCCGCTTCGCAGTCATTCTCGTCAGCGCTCGGGCAGTCGGCACACATGCCTTTGCCGCAGGCTTCCAACGCAGCCAGCAGCCGCTCTCTTGATAACATCGTCTCAGCCATTGTCATCACCCACCCTTGGCACTTTCGGAAGCTGCATCCAGTGTGTAACCTCGCAGTCTATTGGGCTGTTGTAGACATCGTCTGGCGTAAACTGTCGATTCTCCCACCATCCTTGTGGGACAAAATAATCATCGTTTTCTTCGCTGTACGTCCCGTAGTTGTCCAAGTCGTACCAGCTCCAAATACTATCTTGTGTCAACACCGTCCCATCTTCGTAGATTGCAGGGCATACGAAGCGATAACCGCTTCGTACGCATACCGCTAAAACCTCTGCCTCGTTCTCCGGGGGCTTTTCCTTAACTCTAACCCAATTTGCGGGCACAACGTCAGCGGTGGACATGCTGTCGATGGAGCATTTCCGCACTACCGTGATCGGTTTTTCCCAGCATACGCCCTGCCAGTTTTCGTATTCAATCTTTTCCCGATCTATGTATTCAGCCATCGCAGTCCGCCTCCTCGACCACCTCAATGTATGCAGCCTCCAGTATCTCGCCGAGGCAGTCAAGTTCACTGCTGCCGACATAGTCGCCCGCGGCGTCGTAATAGGTATACGCTGTGTACGGGCGGGCTTTTATTCCCGTGCACTCTTCAAGCAAGCGGTGATACTCCTGCATGTCATTGGACATCGCTTCGACCAGTTCGTCCTTCTGCTGGATCGTAATGTACTTAACCATCGTCGCGTACCTCCCCGGTGTTCGGGTCGACGGGCACCGCCGGTTCGGCTATCTCTTCCATTGTCAAGGCAAGGCGGTTAAACTTCCTCAGCAAACTATCCGCCTCCTTAGCGTCTAGTTCACGCGGCATGATCATCGCCGTTACGAACATCCCGCTCTTGCCGACTATGTAGTCCCCGTGTTCGCCGTGTCTCAGATAAAGCACAGGGACGCTGCTTTCATCCGCGATATAGGGCTTTATGTACGTCGGGTCGACAAGGACGATGCGTCCGCTCTCCGTCTGACATGCGTCAAGGGTTTCACCCTTGTGCAAAAAGCGCAGGAGGACAGCCGTCAGAGCCTCTTCGTCATCGTTGTCTTCGCGCAGATCAAACTTTGACTGCAAGTCCACGTAGCGCACGTCCAGCGTCTTGGCCTTCTCCTCGTCAAAATCCAGCACTGCGGGGGCGGTGTCCTCGTCCAGCGGAGGCAGATTAAATACCGGGTATGCGGCATACCCATTTCCGAGCCATTGTGTCCCGTTCACTTCTGAGATACCTATCGAGTGCGTTTTCGCACACAGTTTCGCTATGTCCTTGAGCTTCATGCTATTTCTCCTCTCCGTAATACGCGGCGAGTTGGCGGATTACCGCGCCGCCGTATGCGTCCTTGGTCAACCGGATAAACTCCTCCGGGGTCATTGGGTCGTCCATCGACAGCCTGTGTTCTTGTGCAAAATGGTCCCGTCCCTGCGTGCAGCTGCCTGTCAAGCGATGATGCCAGTCGTAAAACTCTGCCACGGTGTAGGTCTTGCCGGGGCAGAATTTTGCCTTGAACGCCTTAAGTCGTTCTTCTACCGGCAGGTTCTCCATGATCTTTTCTTCCAGTGCCGCCACGGCTTCTGCGAGCGTTGCGCCATGGGCAAACAGATTCTGCCCCTTTACAACAAACGTTGTGGTCATTGACATATCTGAATCGACTATAAAGCCCTTGGCCACGTTGCCGTGTAGGTGTGTGATGATAGTCGGCACGCCGTCTATCATATTGACCGCCATGCCGCATATTGATTTTATGCCGTCGCCGTAGCCGGAGCTGTAGCCGTAGCCGGAGCCGTCGCCAAAGCCGGAGCCGTAGCCGTCGCCGGAG